TATCATCATTAGGTTCTGTCAAAGGTGTAATTGTTGGTGTTGCAAATGTTTGAAAAGAATCACCATCAGCATCAGTTAATACTTTTCTGTGTAATAAGTCTACTACTTCTTTTTCTATGTATGTAGTAACAGCATTTGAATATCCTGGTGGATAATGTACTTCAATAATAAATGGGTCTATTGTATTGTCTACTGTAAAATAACTGTTTATAGAATAATCATCATATAGCAAAACATACGGTGCAACTGGCGATGTGTCCATATTACCACGTATTATAACATTCTTTACAGTTCCGGTCAATAGTATTGTTCTTATTGTGTCTAAGCGCATTATTTACCGTCCCTCATAAAGTGTTCTCAAATCTGCCATTATAAGTGGCTCGAATCTTGCTAACAAAGTTGGAAAAGATGCAAATCTACCTTCATAACCTTCTTCAAGGTCTACTGCATAGGATGTACTATTTGCAAATGTAAGTCCCATATTACCAGGTACTTGAAATGCTTTTGCAAAAAACCCTGTTGCAGCTTTAAATGTATGATTTGTCCAAAAAGCACCTTTTTGTTCTGCACCAGCACTTGTTTGTACAGAATTAAAATATATCATTGCTTCTATAGCATAATATTTAAATATATTATAAGCTTCTCTTTCATACTCATCAAATGCAAGTTTTATTCTTGCATTTACTACTGACATATTAATAAATCTAATCTTGGCCACTTAATTTAACCTGTAATAAAATATTTAAAGCTATTGTAAAAGCATCATCTTTATTTACAGTAATAATATTATTTACTTGCTTAAAATTAGTAGGTAAAATAAATGTTATTTCTGTATCAGTTATACTTACTTTTTCATTATCTTCTGTATCATCAATCATTTCAAGCATATCAATAGTCTCCTATATCTCTTGCAGTTATTTGTTCTAAACCACAAACTATATATGCTACACCACCAAATAGATATTTCTTTTCTGGCAGTTTGGTTCTAAAAGTTTCACCATTATGACTAAAGACTAAATTTCTTCTTAACCAAGTTGTATCATATTCAACAATTAAATAATAAACATCTTGATAGTCATATGGAGTTTTAGCATTAGTAACAATAGGTTCTGGTAAACGCCGCCTTGAAACAGTACCAACACCAAGTTCAGTAGGCACAGCTGCTACTGTAATATCTTCTATAGACTTGCCCTGTGCATTTGTTATTCTTGGTCTAATATCAGCAATGATAGTAACTGGATTTACTGCTATTCTATCACTGATAGTCTGTCTTAATACATCAAGCATAAGGCTTACCTGGTACTCCCGCTACGTCTGATTGTTTGATTCTTATTGCACAAGAACCACCACCTTTTAAAGCATCACAACGATTACTGTATAAAACAACGGCTTTCAAACATACTTCTTGCATTGTCTTTGGTGAAAAATATTTAAACTTTTCTCCACCTGTATCTATTTCATTTATACCAGTTGTTTGTACACTTGCTGTTGTTGCGAGTTCTTCCCAAAGAGCTGCAGCAGCACATTCTGGATAAACATAAGTTACAATATATTCATTTAAAAGAGTTTCATCAGTTACAGCTTGATAAAAAGGTTTCATGAAACGCTTTAAATTTTCTAACGAAGTCATTAAATGCTCCTTTATGCATGTACTAAACTATTTTAGTACATCTATAAAAGGGTGTGAGCCTGCACACTACAACAGACTCACACCAAGAATAAAGAGAGGATTACCAGGTAGGAAGGGTTACCTTCTGAATGTAATTGGTAATACCAAGTGCATTGTATGCAGCTTCAACGAAGTACCATGCTCTTTCTTCTTTACGAAGAGTAGATACATCAGGCTGCATATCAACTTCGACGGTAAGGCCGAGTTTTTCGATGATTGACAGATACCTATTGGGTTTAATCAAATAAGCATAGCCATCAGTTACACCGGTATAAGTTACTGCACCACCAGGCATGTTGATTACTTCACCATCATAACCAACTACCCTGCTTATTGCAGATATACCAGGATAAAGTCTATTCCTATCGCTCGGTAGACCACCAATAACATGCTCGATGTGTCGCATGTCATTTTCAGAACAAAGCAGAACAGAACCAGCCGGATTGATTTTACGTCCAGTAACAGGGTCAAGTCTTTTACCAAGACCATCAACTGTATTCATGAGCGTATTAAGCATTTTCTCCTGCCGATTGTCACCATCAGTAGAAGCAGCAGTCCACTTAGCCGTTCCAACAGTGCCATAGTTACCAGCAAGAATAGGCGCAATTGCCAAGTCATCCTGTTTAGCAGAATGTCCAAGCGCAACACCATCATTCAGTCTGGTAATATCATAGCTTCTGTCAAACAGTGCAGCCAAAAGAGTCCAGCGGAAACCAGCTGCATAAATCTTCATCGGAATAGTATCGTACTGTCCGCCAAGATTCGCGCCCTGATTTACAGACTGTCCTTCGCCATTGTTCTCTTCAAATACGATACCGTAAGGGAAGAGTTCAGTAGGTCGAACATCTTTGGTCGCATTCGGCATTGAAATCATATTATAGATGTACTGCCGAATAGTCGGTTTTGCCTGCTTACGAATAGTCAGGTCAAAACGAATAGCATCAAACAAATCCTGCCAGCCATCAACGAGTGTATTACCAGCACTACCGGAAAACGCACCACGTTTAATCTGCTCCATGACAGAACCACGGTTTTTAAAGCGATAGTCGAAACCGTTCGACACTGAACCAGTAAGTGCAATATCTCTATCACGAGAAGCACTCTGCAGGTTATTTAGAATGGAAAGAGTGCTTTCATCAAGCAGTTCACCATTCTTGGGTATTGAAGAACCAAAACCGGTATTAGCCTGCATTACATTAACAGGACTAACAACCTGGATTCTTTTACCCTCGGCTTGAGCTTCCTTGAAACTAGTTGCAAGTAGCTCACGAGAAACACACTGAATCATCTTTTACCTCCAGGTAATTGTTGCAATACCACGAACCTCGGCAGCACTTCCGAGTAACTGAACACCATCAGCTCCAACAACAGAATTGGCTTCTGTGATTGAAGTGGCTCTCGCAACTGCATTGTCTGTTGCACAAGCAACTACTGTGATGTCATCACCATTGGCCTGTTCAAGAGTCATTGTTGCAGCAGAAGAAGTTGCATGCGCATGAACAACCATGTCAAGAATCTTTGCACGAACAGGAATCTCGGGAACAGCAAGTTCACTACCAGATGCAATAGACGCATCTATTACAACTACAGTAGTTTTTACTGCTTCAGAACCACCAACATTCTGTTTGAATGGCCTAAACCAAACATAACTTCCACTGGACTCTGCATAACAGATACCAACAGGAACAGCACCTGCTACGTAACCTGCACGCAATTCGCCAGCAGCAGAACTACCACCAGACAAGAAATAGACCACACCACCGACAACAAAAGTATCGCTAGTGTTAATCTGACTTGTACCGATGATTCTTTCATCAGCAATGTTAATAAGACCATCAGCCCCATCAACAATACCATCAAACTCGCGACACTCACCAATAAAACCGTCAAGTGCGACGATTTCAAGATGCTCAATATCGCGGCCAAGTCCATTTGTAACAAGCACTTGTTTTTCATTTACGAACTTCTCAAGAAAGCCGTAATTCGCGCTTACTTCAGTCATTTATTAACCCTCCATCGCTTCAGCTTCATCTTTGTCAGAACTGTAGTTGCCTTCAGTCTGAAAAGATGCACCAATACTACCAGCTGAAGCACTTCTGAACTGAGTGAAAATTTTCATGCTGGCGAGTTTTTCAACTTCAGCATTTATCTCTTCCACAGTTCCAGCTTTCAAGCTGAACAATTGTGTTGCGGTTTCGATAAGCGCGTCATCTTTGAACTTGTCTTTAATGGCGGCTTCTTTGAGCTGTACAAATACTTTTTCTTTGTCGGCTTTGATACCGGAAATAAAAGTATCGATACTTCCAACTTCTTTTTCAGCGTCTTCGAGGCGTTTCAGCGCGAGCTTATTAGCCTCAGTTAAGACGGTGATGCCCAGATTCGAGGCAACGTCATTTATAGGTAGACGTCCAGAATCGAGCTGATTTTTAAGTGCTGTCAGAATATCTGCAGTACTTAAGGTTTCTTTATCCATCTCGCTTTCTCCTTGCTTAATATGAGTAAAATCGGCAACGCCTGATTTTTCACTACTTTTAAAAGATGTAACAACAATTTCGGCATCTGAACCAGTCATATCAGCTTCTACTAACGCATTGCTTCTTCCTTTGACTGATTCAATAGCCATATACACTGTTTTATCTGTTGCTTCATCTCTTTCTATTTTAAACTTAATTATATCAGAAGATGACGTGCTAAGCATTTTAGCTTTTATTTCACGTATTGTCTGCTGAATTAAAGCTTTACGTTCTTCTGTGCCATCAGATGACATAGAATTTCTTAAATAAAGATAACCATCTTTAAGTCTTGCACCAACAACATAACCATCAGGAATTGCACGCATTTTATAATGCACACCCTGGTCAGCATGTCCCGCTAAAAATAAAGGCGCTGGTACACTATTTACACCTTTAGCATAAGACTTTGCCCAATCTTCTGTTAAAATAACGGTCGTCCATGAATCAGGATAAGCAGGATGATTGTCACCAAGAGCAATTCTATTAACAAATTCATATTTTTCGCCTTCACCTAACAATGTATTGTAGGATTCTTTATTGCCAATAGGAACTGCTTCTACACCATCAATATTTGCTGCTTTATGGTCATTCAGTATCGCTGTCTGAAATGTTATTGGCATCGTGTTCATTAGTTCGTTCAATTTCTACTCCTTTATCTGCAGCAACAAGTGCAGTCTTAAGCATTATCAACCATACTTTTGGCTGTTTACGCCAATGCTTCTCATAAAAATCACGCATATCATTAGGTAATGTTTCAAGCACAACCTTAGGTAAATTAGCTATGCCGTATTTACTAATTGCTTTCTTAACATCTTCTTTGTACTGTTCTCTTTCATCAAAAAAGTCACTCTGCTGTTTTAGACTTATCTTTATTATCTTCAGGTTCTTCTTCGGTGTCCTCAGTAGTCTCTTCATCATCCTCAGGTCTAAGTCTAGCTTCACTAGCTTCTCTTCGTTTTTCTTCTTCACCTCTAAGCCTCTCTATTTCTTTTTGATGCTCTTCAAAAGTATCAGCAAGCTGCATGATATTAAGTTCTTTCATTGTATCATAAACTTCTTTATCAGTTACAGCATTGCCTTCTTTAAGTAGTGTAAGAGCTTTTGCAAATGCATTTATTATTTCTGACTGCTCTTTAGAACTAACAAAATTCGGCTTGTCCCAAAGCACAGTAATATCATCAGACTTTATAGTACTAAAGTGTACGTAGTTATATATTAAAATAATAAGTTTATACAATTCAATCCAAGATTTGCCACGCTCTGCTTGTTTGCCCGCAATTTTCTTAATCCAGATTGGCCTGTATTCCTTAACACTTGCTAAAGATGTACCTAAATTAGCACCAAAGTTTATTTCAGGAGTTTCTGAACCTTCGACTAAATTAGTAAAAGTCAATTCAGACAGTTGTTTGAAATCACCTGATGTTTTATTTAGATACAAATACTGGACGTCATCTTCACCTTGATTTATAAATAAGTCTCTGTCATCTAAGACCAAGGTACGTTGGCCTTTCTGTACTAAATCAAAAGTACCAGAACCAAAATTGTTATCTACCCATTGTCTTGCGTTTCCAGTACTTACCTTAAGCTTAGGGTGTCCATCACGTTTTTGTGCTGCTCCGGCTTCATAAGTTAAGTCATGATAGAATCTCAATTGAGGTTCTATAACTTCAATTTCTGAATGACCGTATAATTCGGTAGGCAATTTATCATTTGTAAATAATACTATTGGTAATACTTTAAAAGGATTTGCTATATTTCTTTCAAAGTTTAATTCAGAACCAACAACTTTCATTTTATGAGCATCTGCAGTTATTACATGTTCAATAATTGCTGTTGCTGCATTATTCTTTGGTGTTGCATATGTCAAGTGCTCAACTAGTCTGTAACCAGTTATTTGTTTTGTCAAAGGATTTATAAATGTGTCAAGTATACATTCAGTAGGTACAAGCTCAAGCACAATAGTTTCTGTTGATATATCCCAACGTGCCCAAATAAGTACATTGCCATCTATCTCTATTGCTTTGTTTACTGTTCTATACTTATAATCAATTTGGTCAAGTACTTTTTTAGCTTTAGCATTTGCTACAATTTTAGGCTCGCCAATAAAGTTAACATTATTGTTTATAATTGGTTTAACAAGTTGTCCAGCTAAAGCATAATCATTGTTTATATTTCTATAAAGTTCTCTACAAAGTTTTGTATTTACATGCGATGTTTTTCCAGTATAGTCTTTCTGCATAACTGTATTGGCAACAGCAACTAGTTCAGTACGAACTTCTTGTGCTTTTCTTGCAAATAACTTGCCGAGTAATGTTTGTACACTATCTGTAAAAGTACTCATTCTTACCTCTTATTATAAGATGCCATACCAGTTGCTAATTTACCAATATTATTATAACCAAATGGGTCATAAAAACAAAGTACAAGGCCATCGGCCCTGTCCGGTGATTTATGCAGCGCATGTGTATGTTCAGCAAACTCTTTCTTAGATTCAAGCTTCATTACTTCATACCCACGTTTACCATTTATATAACTATACTTTCTTGTATATAACTGAACAGCAAGTTCCTGGTCATCGGGTATATCTGCAGTCTCCAACTGATCTTTCATATTAAAGTACATCTCAGTTGCAACATCTTCATAATGTGCAGTATCTAAAGGTGTACCACCAAAGTTTATTCTATTGACATTATAGCCATCTTCTTCAAGTATATCGGCTACTGCGGCACCAAGATTACCATTGTCAATATTTATTATGCTATTCTTTCCAGCAAAAGTTTCAAGATTATCTCTTGTAACAGTTGCTGATTGTTTCTTACTTATATACTGGTCAACTACTTTCGAATTTATGCGCTTGTAGAAAGTAATTTCATCACCACCTTGATGCGCAATGTCTGCACCAACAATAGGAATACCGGGTGTATTCTTCAATAAGTTAAACTGCATTGCTTTCTCAACAAGTTCTGCAGGACAAACAAACAGTTCATTAGCATCTGCCAATTCGCCTAACCAAATATGGTCTGCTCTTATGCTATCTCTTGCATAGTCTGCTGCCTTCTCTTGTCGCAACGAATTAGGGAACCAAGGATTATCCATCCAGTTTACTCTAACAAATTTAGCATTAGGGTCCTGGTTACGGATGTAGTCGACATACACAGGGTCGCTACTGTATCTTGGGTTAAAGTCCCAAAAGAATATAGCAGTCTCTTTTCTTATTGTCGGCCGAAGTATATCAATTGATGTTCTTGATATGCTCTGTGCCTCTGCCACCCAACAAATATCAGCTCCTTCAAGTGACTTTATACTATCTGAATTATGGTCATGGAGCCCATAGAATACAAACAAAGTTCCATTCGAGCCAACAATTACATCTTTCTTTATAGTATAGAACCATTCCCACTTGAACTGCTTTATTGTATCTTCAAGCAACTTCTTCACAGAGTACTGTATCGACTTCTGCACCTCTCGCACGCACACGATGAACTGCTCTTTCTCCATCCCCATCAAAAGTACCACTCGCGCGATACTCCATGACTTGCCAGAGCCACGTCCTCCATATGCACCGCGATGTCTTGCATCACAGTTATCAATAAGCTCTTGTTTAATTATATCAAGTATTTCTACTTCTTGTACCATTATTCTGTGTCCTTTTTAGTACTTAACAAAGGTGCTTCTTTGCCACGTAGAATAATTGAATCCGGAACAAGACTAGGATTAGTTTCTTCTTTGCCACTGAATCTTTCTTTGTCTAACAATTTACCTAAGTCCATTGCAGCAGTACGTGCTAATTTTTCATCTGGAGACTGCATACAATTTAACAAAGTTACCATAATCTTCTGTCTTACCTGAGCATCCTCAAAAGCAACACGAAACATAAAAGAATCATCAGCCAGTAGTAATTTTTTTTCGTCATCATCTATACCTGCCATCATAAAAGCAATATCAAGTGAATATGATAAACGATAGTGCATGAGTACTAATTCTTTTTTCTCTGCCATTGTTTTCACTTAACTTGCTCCACGTAACAAAAAGATTGGCTCGTGGCTAGTGTCAATATACTACTTGAATATATTTACAGTTCACCACTCACCGGCTTAATTAGTATTATAACATATTTTTCTATTCTTGTCTATCATCTTATGGACAAAATGCTGTTTACTTGTTTAATAGTTTATGACATATAGCATATGTGAATAATATTTTCCCAGAAAGTTCTATATAGAAGGTAAAATCTTCTAAAAAGTCATTGACTGATGAAGATTTTATTTTCTTGATATTTGTATATAGATGATTCTATGGAAATTATCTCGTCAATGACTGTAGATCTTTTAGATAATTAAAAAAGAATAAATCGGATGTCCAGGATAACAAAAAATGCTGCTAAGTGTCACTGAACATGCGATACTTGCTGTAAATTGAATAATGTATGACACTTGCTATTATATATTGGCTGCATGATACAGGATACATGATACAGGATACATGATACTGGCTATGCGCTACATGACACATGCTACGGGATATTGATTATATCTGCGATGGATGCGAATCCCGGGCCCATTTGGTGAAAAACACCCATAAGGCCCTGTATAGGGCCCGGGCTATATATTATTTCGAATATATATTTGTTTTCTAATATAGTTTTTCTCTATATATTATTTTTAGCATATATTATTTTTACTATGTAGCTTTTTATCTATATATTATTCTTTGCATATACTATTCTTATTATATTATATTATAGTCATTCTATATATAACTTTATATAAATCTTGTTACTATATAATATATTTGATATATACTATTTGGCCTATGCTCCAGGACCATTTGATATATAAAAAATTGTATATAGTTTTAATTGAATATACTTATTGTTATATATTACTATTCTATATATGATTTGTTATATATTCTAGGTCCAAGATATACTGCTTTTGGTATATTGCCACTTTACTATATAGTCATAATTATTGATTCTTTTTTGTATCTCTTTTTCTGAATATATTATTCTTAATATATATTTATTTTTATTATTTTGAGTCTTTATATTATATTTTAAATATATAATTTTATTATATATTATTGGTATTTATATATTAAACTTTTAGTATATATGAGTAAAAAATATTTTGAATTTTTTTTATTTATTTTCATTATTTTGAGTTTTTTCTATTGACTTTCAATCTATAATTTGATATTATATATATAAGATTAAGAAATAAAAGAGAGGTTTTTAAATGAAAGAATTATTGAATAGAAAATCATTATTAGAAAAAAGATTATCTGAATTGAGAAGAGATTTATTGATTTATTCAAAATCAGATGAGTATTTTAAAATCAAATATCATGATAATTTTTTTCATAATCTTAAATTATATTTTGATTATGAATATCAGATTAAAATGATAAATCTTAAATTGAATCTTTTAATAGATTGAATAAATAAATTGAAGAGAGGTTTTTTAAAATGAATAAGAATATGAAAGAATTTTTAGAATCTAATAGAAGAATTGAAAATCTTAAAATAATTGATAATATTGCATATTTTGAATATGATGAATTAAAATCAAAGATTATAATTGATAATGAAAAAATGAATCTTGAAATATATTATAATTCTATATATTGCGATTTAGATATAATAAAAGATGAATCAGGCTTTTTCTTGAATGAATTATATCAATTAAATTATATATTTAATTATAGGTTTATAGATTTTAATTTCGATTTTATAGAATCAAATTATTTTGAAAAAAATATTGATGAATTAAAAATTGAATTGAATAATTATAATTCAAAGTATAATAAATAATCATATATAGGCCAATTGATATATGCTCTTGGCCATATATTCAAATATTCTTAAATAAGAATACTTGAATATATCAAATATGATATAAAGGAGTTTTTAATTGAAAATTGAAAAAATGAAAATTGATTCTAAATTATTCGATAAAATAGAATCAATTATTATTGAAAATAATTTAAATTATTTTCATTATCTTAGAAAATAATGATTGACACAATCTTTCATATCTGATAGAATATAGAAAGATAGAAAAAGGGAATTGAACAGGATTTTCAAAATCCTATAATTCATCGTTTCGAGGTTCTTTGAAATAATCAATTTTAGTGAAAGTCAAGCGAACAGGATTATCTTAGATAATCAAAAATCAAAACAAAGAGGTAACGAAATGTCAAACACAATTGCAAAGAAAATTGAGGAGAAAAAGGGAATGGACGCAAAAGAAAAATTTCTGCAGGGCAAAAAAGAAGCTGCCGATCGGTACAAAGAAAATCAGAAAAAGGCAAAGGATATTCTTTCAAGTTTCGTGAATTCAAATCCTGATTTGCCGAGTGAAGTACTCGAAGCCATGAAATATTTGGCTGGTGCGGGAAAAGCTGCCAGAGTTGCAAAACCTGGTGTGAACAATCTTTTAAAAGATTTATTCCTGGAAAAAGGTTCTGTTTCGGCAATCGAGATTTTCGAAAAATTCGAGTTTGGCCGGCCGACCATGGAGCAGAAAATCCGAACCTTCATAAAGAGCGCGCCAGAGGATAGAATCTGGATTGCCTTTGAAAGTGGTTCCTACGTGGTCAAGGGTCATGGAGCCGAAGCCCCCGAAGGATGGACAGGTTACGTGCCGACGGTGAAAGCCGAAGAAACAGAACTCTAAGTTCATGGCAGAGGATTAAAAAATCCTCTGCCTCTTTTTTATATTTTTCATATCTATGAAAGATATAAAAGAGATAGTCAAGGGCGCGAGTCACAAAGATAGTCAAGGCCGCGAGCCACAAATAGGACTGGACAACTGGACAAAATAATCAAGGCAGTGAGTCACAAATAGGACAAAATAGGACTGGACAACTGGACAACTATATAGTAAAATATAGAAAATGCTCCGTGTCACGTGAAAAATAGTGAAAAACTATCAAATTTAATAGAAAAACGTTGAAAATATGCCCTTTTTTCATGAAATAATCATCCAATATTGATTAACTATACGACAAAAATAAAGCAAGGGAAAACAAGAAAATATATAGATAATTATAATCTATATAAGTAATAAAAAATGGCTGTTACAAATGTTACAAATGTTACAGTGAAATGGCAAGTTGGAGCGACGTATGTGAAAGTATGCGCGAAAATGTACTGCAACATTTGTAACGTTTGTAACGGACGAAAATAATTCTTTATATTGTAATAAATTAAACAATGAAAAAACTGTTACAGTCAGCTTTATTAGCGTCGTGTAGTCAAACAACCTTAGAAGATTAACTATTCTAAGTCCTTACCCTGTAAGGAATTAAGAAAAAGGACGATTTTTCCATTTTTTAGGATTTTCTCCCTTATGTCAAAAAAACGACAGTTAATGAATCTTTTAAGATTATCACGTGCCACAGGTCACATATCCAAGGCCCAATTCTTAGCCTAAAAGAGAGCCAACCACAGCTAATCATCCATATGCCAAATGCCAAACAACCACGCAAAGAGAGCCGACCATAAAGAGCGCCAGTCATAATAATTGATAGCGAAAGCCATATATAGTAATAATCATATATATGAAAAATAAGTGAAAAAAATAAAAAATAATTGTTTACGTTCTTTTATATCTATGATAGAATAAAAGAGAATAAAAGAGAAAACGGAGCAAGACAAATGGCCGACAAGAAAAAGTATAATTATATTGACCCAATGTATGAAGTCAATAATTTAGAAAATAAAAAGGCAACAAGGCCCAGGGCAAGTGCGAATGCAAAGACAACCACAAGTAAGCCTATAAATGACACAAAAGCAAAAGCAGAAAAAGAAGAGCGCAAGAGTAACAAAGACTTCTATTTGTTATTCAGAAAAGCACATTCTATTGCTATACAAAGAGCAATAGAATCAGAAAACTATGCCTTATCAAAAGAGCTGTCAGCATTAACAATTAGTTCAGCTGCAGCAAATAAAAAAGAACCTATTGTTATAGAATCAATTCAGAGCGAGCCATTGTTAGTGTTAAAACCAAGAAAGAAACACAGGCCACATATCAGGCCAAGAATAAACAAAGACAAAGTTGTTACAATGGACATAGATGGTGCAGTAAGTGAGGATGCAAAGAATGCATTGCTATCAGCAGTTAGTCATGAAGAAGCAAGGAGCAAGCGACTAACAGAAAAGTTTGTAGCAGAAAGAAATGCAAAAGATACTGAAGCCATAGCATTGAAGAAAGCCAGAAAGATAGCAAATGCAACTTTATCATTGCTTTATAAAAAGTTATCTGAAGCGAATAGTATGGAAGCAGAAATAAGAATTAGACAGAAAATAGAAGAAGTAGAAATTGGTATACTGTTTAAAGAAAGACAGTATAAGTCAATAGTGGAAAGAAGAAATAAATAACTGGAGGTAGTTATGACAGAAGTATATAATAAGATAATCATAAATGGCGAGCAGTACTATTCTGTAGAAAGTTTCGCAATAATTGTTGGACGGTCAGAACAAGCGATACGCTTGGCAATAAGACTTGGCAACAGATTTAGGAAGCTAAGGGCTATACACGTGGGCAGACAGCTTTATATCAATTGTTCAGAGTTGACAGAGTATTTGTTTGCACATTCTGGGCGGTCGAAAATGGTTGACAGTTTCGATGAATTTGGCAATAAGACAACACGCTATTATGCTTAAGTTGTCTATAAAAACTATAAGGAGATATATCATGCACAAAATCAACACAGACAAGTACCGAGTGAAGCCCGCGACAAAGGGCGAGCAGAACAGGAGAGTCAAGGCTTTACGCGAAGAGTATGCGAAGAAAACCGTGAAGAGCCTAATTGAGTACAGAGCAAAGCTTGATGCTCTGCAGGCATTGGACAGGCGGTAAATAATATGAAAAGTAACAGTATTGAGATACAGGCGACAAATAGTATGCAAAGTGCTAGGATTGACATACTAGCCGACAAGTTAAGAAAAGTAGATGGACTTATGGTTTTCAAGGTACGTAAAGATAGATTACGGATAATCTTAAAAAGCGAGACTATTAGAGACTTAACAGTGCTGAATATAGCTCTGGACATAAGGTAGGCAAAAAATGAACGCATACTATATGAAAGAAACAGATGATGCAGGCAAAGTGCATAAACATTTTGTTTATTGCAAATTGAGCACGGAGCAAGCGGCAGGGATGTTGGCAAAGAGGATTGACTTTATTAAAGAGCTGCCCATTAAAGATTACGAAGAACTTACTGTAACAGAGCCTGAAGTACATTTAACAACAGATGGTGCTTTTGTGAATTACTGCAAAAAGAGATTGTCAAGGCCTAAGTTAGTGCTGTTGCTTGACACTCGGCGAGAGCTGAACGAACTGCTTGACGAATTTGGTTACGAGCTATAGCAGAATGGTGGGCATTCAATAAAGAGTGCCCATTGTTAAGCGCTAGCTTAAAGGAGATACGAAATGGAAAATAATGATTGGCAAGTGGCAGATTTACAGCACAACATAATGCTACTAAAAAAGAAACAGGAAGCGTTTGAATTAAAAATGACTGCAACAATTGTTGAATTAGATAGACAAGTTGCTTTTATTACGAAAGCATTGAATAATGCTGTAGAAATACAGAATGGCATAATCGATGCTGTAATGCTAACAATAACAGGCGATACTAATGAATAATGAAAGACAAATTATGCTGCTTAAATTAAAGCAAGGAGCATTTGAAAGAGAGCAAGCGAGACTTGCCAAAGAGCTTAAGCTTTTAGAAACAGAGTTATTAGAAATTGTTAATCAAATAAATTGTCTGCAAGCTGGAGGCAGACTACTAGTTAAAACAAATGGTGTTGTTTGTATTTGGCCAAGCGACAAGCAGCTATGCTTATTTCCGCATACCGACTGCAGATTATGCGAAGTGAATGACACATGCCCAGAGGCTAAACTATGACACGGAGCATACTACACACAATAAGAATAAAGAGTCTTGAAGAGCTAGCAGACCTTGAAGGACTTACAATTCATAAGAAATATGTAAGCTATGCAGGACTTATAGTAGAATACAGTCTGCTTGTTATGTATGCAGAAGAAGAACTCGAAGGCTTGCCAGAAAGAATGGACTGTGACTATCCGTATCATCCAGATATACCCTGGTTCTGTATTGCAGAAGTAGACGGCGAAGTTTATAATAGCTAAAGGATAAGCAAATGACAAGTAAAGAAGTTATGGGGAAAATTTGGAATACTCCCGGGTCAGCTGAATGTCTAATGCTCAAGGCATTGATAGAAATCGGACTTGATTGGGAAGCAAAAATAAAAGATTTTCCGGAGGAGTCACGGCAGATGCTCACGATAACGAAGGAACTTGAATGGCTGTCGGGAATATTAGAACAGGTCACTGGACTGGCATGGGAAGAGCTGACAAAATGATGAATTGCAGAAAAGAGTTTAAAGCGCATATCTTTGGTAAAGAATTAAAGTGTGCAATGATATATGACAAATTCGATATTGAAGAAGCAAGTATATTTGCACTGCAAGAAAATTTTACATTGAATGAATATCGAAAATTTCTTGATGCAATCGATTTTGATTATGACGAAGGCTTTGGTCAGCAGTATGTCTTTGGTACTATTTGGTATGCCGACGGCACTTGGTCAGAGCGCTATGAATATGACGGTCTTGAAAACTGGGTTCATATGTCAAGCCCAGAGATACCAAGAATATTAAAGCAATAAAAATATTTTATTAAGGAGTACAGAATGAATGAATTTGTGATGGGCAACGTAAAACAGAAGATGCTTGTCGTAACAGAAAGCATGCATGGAACAAGCAGAGTACGCGTAGAACTAAAGAGCTTTCGTAAAGATGAAGATGGTAACGCGAAGGTTGACAAAAAAGGCAATGTGATAACTGTTGGTAAGCTTTACACAGGTGTTGGTGGTTTTAAGTATGCAAAAGACTTTGTATATGCAGTAGCAAGAAAGGCAGCCATCGATAATGCTTTTTCTTCAATGAACAAAGGTGGAATAGCATGAGATACGAAAATATCAAAATAGCAAAAGAAGATTTTGATGCAATGGACTTTGATGACAAGAAATACGAATTGGAAGTCGCATTTGACGACTTAGATTTTAGTGACATGTCAGAGGAGGAGATGGATGAGTACTACGATGTCGAATGAAGAGCTTGATGATATGATGTCAAGTGTTGATGATGACAACGAAGAAGAGTACGACAATGATTTTGATGCAGACGAAGATTATGAGTATGAGTATGACGACGAAGAGTATGACGATGACGACCAAGAATACAATGAGGACGACATTTAATACACTTACCGCAGCCGCGGTTATAGGAGATTGACTAAGTGCAAAAAGGCAAAATGACTGTTATGACAAAAGAGATGCTGCATGTAATAACAGAGCCAGGTGATGGTACAAGATACGAATTTTTAGCACGTTGTGATTGTAATAATGTACTAGAAAGTCCAATTTGGAAGTTCTATGGATGCGGGCCAGGTGGACCTGCAAAAGGCATACAGTATCCTGAATATATAAATCAAAACTTTGTATTAGCAAACTTTAACGAAGATTTTCTTGACAAAGATGCTGATACAAAGTATCTTGAAGTATTAGAAAAAGCCAATTGGCTTGGAGAATCACCTTATGTTATAAAAGTATGTATAATTTTTATACTCAACTGGGTTTACAGAAAAAATAATGGAGTAAAAGCTAATGACTGAACTAAAGCAAGTAATAATGCAAAGAGATGACTTAACAAGTGAAGAAGCAGATAATCTTATTGCTGAAGCAAAAACTGCTTTAATTGGTTATTTGGACAATAATGACTTAACAAGTGCAGATGAAATATGTGAAGAATACTTCGGGCTTGAGCCCGATTATATATTTGATTTACTTTAAGGAGTAGCACATGGCAAAGAGTAAGAAAAAGAAAGCACTTGATGATGTCTTAGAGGTAGCTAAGACTACATCAATTGCACTTGACATGGCAATGACAATTGCCAAGAACAAAGAAACTGTAACATTTACAGTAACTAACCCATTGACGGGTGAAGCTATGGTAAAGAAAGTGAGCGTGGAATATTTGTTTAATCGAGTATTCATGAACGAAATTAAAACGCGTTTCACAAGAGATGGCCTTGAGTGGAAAGTAACTGGACCGTTGGTCAAAGGCTAATCCTATATATTATTTTTAATATATAGCAAATGTTTTTGTTGACATGTTTTCTATATTATGATATAATAATATAGAAGTAAGCGAAGGTTTACTTAAAGCATTTAAATCAGTCGTTGACTGATGCAGTATATCACACTATACAAGGATTGTTTTGACATTGAATGCGACAAGCACAGGTCAAGTGTTACTTGGCCTGTGCTACTTAAAAGGAGATACGAAATGTTTAAAATTGAATTTACTAAAGAAGTACCAGAAGCAATTAAAGAAACAGAAACAAACACTAAACTAATTGCAAAAGAAATTCGTGAAGGTAAAAGAATAAATGCCGACTATTTTAATAAAATATTAGGCAATTATTGTTTTAAGTATATGTGGACTTATCACATAAGAGAAAATGTTATTGGTTTAGCAAACAGTGCATTAGCAACAGTATTCTGGCTTGAAGATTTCAATAAAGAGTATATCGGTATTGCATTGGTAACAGCAAGTAATGGCAATACAGCAAAAGTATTGCTTAATGAAAAAGCATGGACAACTTTTATGACTGATTTTATAACTCAATTTCAGGGGGATATGTCGTGATTGAAGCAATAGGTATAATGTTTGGTGTTGGTTTATTTATGGCTATAGTCTTATACCTACATGGTAAAGAAAGCAAAAAAAGAAATAAATAGGAGCTACGAAATGAAAATTAACAATGAGCAATTTAATAATGAAGTAAAGTGCATGACTTTTGGTCGTCTTAAAGCTGGTGATGTATTTGAACAATTAGACGAATTTGGAAATCCTAAATCGTCGTCACGGTCATTATATATCAAATGTGGTTGGCAATCAGATAATCATGGCAAGTACAATAGTGCACAACGACATACAAATGCAGTATCTTTAATAAAGGGTTCAAAGAGTTTCGTATTTGATATTCAATTAGTTGCCATTTATCCTGATGCCGTACTAAACCCTGGCAATCCCAAAACAATAGTAGGATAAAATCTCCAATTAGTCATTGACTGATAAAGATTATATTTAAGTGATATTCATATATCATTTATTATATATAATCTATACAGTCAATGACTGTGGATCTTTGAGAATAATCTATTCTATAGAATAGAAAAGGAAAAAAGAAAATGAGCAGAATAGTTACATTAACTATATCAGATAACTATGTTATAGACTGGGGAATATGGGAAGCAATAAGAGAATTAGCACAAAATGCAATGGACAATTTTGATAAGACAGGCAACCCTATGTCAATAGGTTTTCATAAAAGAACAAAGAATTTTATTGTACAATCAAAGAATACTAAGTTAGATATAAGTTCACTAATTCTTGGTAATGGTGACAAACAACAAGATGCGAAATGTAGAGGCAAATTTGGTGAAGGTTATAAGTTAGCTTTAATTGTTTTATTGAGACTTGGCATAAAGATTACCATTCAAAATGCAGACGAAGTATGGGTTCCTAATTTTTTCTACAATAGTGAGTTCAATGCGAATCTTTTAACAATATCAATTATAGAAAAGCAAACAAAAAATAAAGACTTAACTTTTGTACTTACTGGCATAGACAATATGATGGCTAATAAGTTCAAACATAGACTTATAACAAGTAATTTAAGTCCTGCTGGTTATGACACAGACTATGGTAAAATTCTTACAGAAGAAAGATTCAGAGGGCAAGTATTTGTTGGTGGAATATTTGTTTGTAAGCCTAATATTGAACTTGACCATGGCTTTGATTTTAAGCCAGAGTATGTTGAACTTGGCAGAGACCGTGGTTTAATTGACAGCTTTAATGTACAATGGTTAGCAAGTTGTATGTGGACGTCAATCAAAAATATTGATGATGCTGCATTAGAAGCTACTGCAGATCTTGTTATGAAAGGAGAAAGGAGCACATACTATATAGGCACATCAAGTAATAATGATGAACTGACAGAGCGTGTTGCTGATAGATTTTATTCACAAGCGCCAGAAACAGCTGTACCAGTTGCAACAGAGAAAGCACGTCAAGAAGTTCTTAATAGATATGACAATGCTGTGCCTATAATTGTCAATGAAACAGTAGAAAGAGTTGTTAAGCATAGCAAAAAGTATAGCAGTGTAGTGTACAATCTTAAAGAAAAACTTAGACTTACACCCACAGAAGTAATAATCCAAGTACTTAGTAATTTTAAACTTGAACTTGGACCATTACATAGTAAACTTAGCAATGAACTAGTACCTGTATCTTTACGTTGGAAATTAGATGACGCTTTTAAAGAAGAATAAGGAGTTGCTTATGAAAAGATATGGTTATGTGCCATACAGTATTGCCATCGAAAACAAAGGTATTCTAAGCATTGATAGTGCTGGACGCGGGTATCTTGACGCGGGTCAAGGATTACGCAGACAACTAACAAAATGGATTAGTCAATTACAATGCATAGAAGTAGTTCTTGATGAAGAAGTTTATTATTTAAAGTTAGTCAATCATAAATTGATGAACGTAACTTTAGAAACTAAACAAGAGATAATGCGACGCGTTAAAGAACAACAAACTATGCAAAATGCAAAGTTTAAACTTACAGAAGAAGAGAATATAACAGAGGAGCTAAAACATGAGTGATGACAAAATCTTTGTTGGTAGCGGTAAAGCAAGAACTTTTCCTGATGGTGGGTCGATTATCGCATGCACCATTGACTTGAACGACCTTGCAAAAGCAAGTAAAGAGTTTGGCTTTGTATCTGATAAAGGCAATAGTGCAGGTCATACCAAAGTAAAAGTAGATGTAAAAAAGAGACGTGAGCCAGACCAATTTGGTAACACGCACTATCTTGAAGTAAACACTTGGAAGCCTACACAGAATCGTGTAGATGATAATTCTGAACCATTCAAGGCGGAAGATTATGACTTGTAGAGAAAAAGCAGAGATAGCTTTTAAAGAAGAATTTGCTAAGATAAAAGATAAAGTTTTACTTGAAACTGTGCTAACAATCTTTAACAATGAAGTACCTGATTATTTCTTTACAGCACCTGCATCTTCAAGTGGCAAATATCATCCTGCCATATCTAATGGTAAAGGTGGCTTAATAAGACACACAAAATTAACTGTAGCAGTAGCCGAAGATTTAATGCAAGCCTTTGGTATAGCAGAACAAGATATTAAAGATTGTATTATTGTTGCATGTATATTACATGATATATTGAAGTTTGGCCAGAATGCAGATGAGAATGGCCGTAGTAAAGAAAATACTACAAAAACGCATGGTTATGCAGCATATTTAGTATTACTGAAGTACTCATTATATGAGTGCATACGAAATGCTGTAGCAGGACACATGGGCATATGGTCTTGTCCAGAAGCAATGCCTCACACATTTTTAGTCAGTCAAGCAACAGTAACAGAAATTGTTATGCTTGCAGATTATATTGCTTCACGAGACCTTGATAAGATTTACAGAAAATTAGATATTAAGTACGAGGAGTTATTTGATGAGGCAAGAATTTAAATTTAAGACAGAGCCATATGAACATCAAAAAGTTGCATTTGATAAATTAAAAGACCTACCTTATTCTGCATTATTCGCAGACATGGGCACAGGCAAAACAAAAATGTCGCTTGATATTGCAGCATATAAATATGCTAAAGGCGAAATAGATGGCATACTTATTATTGCACCAAACAATGTGCATAGTCAGTGGGTAATTGAACAGTTACCATTGCATTTATCGGTACCTTATAAAGCAATAATTTGGAGCTCGCAAAAGAAAGATGGTAATCTTTTTCAAAATGCTCTTGAAGGGTTGTTAACACCAAAGTTAGATGTAATGAAAGTACTAAGTGTAAATGTTGAAGCATTTCAGTCGACAGCAATTGAGAAAACAGTGGCTATTTATGTTAAGCATAATAACATACTTACTATTGTTGATGAAGCAACGCGCATAAAGACACCGACAGCTAAGCGTAGCAAAACAATACACAAAATAAACAAGTATGGCGAAAGAATGATACTTACAGGAACACCTGTAACAAAGAGTCCTTTCGGTCTTTGGTCAATGTTCGAGTTTCTTAAGCCTAATTTCTTTGGTGTTAATTTTTTCATCTTTCAAAGACGCTATGGTATTATGATGCGTGGTGTAAATGCAAAGACAGGTCGTTCATATAATACTGTAATAGATGAAAAAACATGGAATATTGTAAAGAATGGCATTCGTAAAATGAAAGAAAGTAAGCTTGCAGAATTACGAATGGAAAATATGGACTTACCAGATGATACTTTAATTGAGCTAACAGATGATGACTACTTGACCTTGGCCGCGTGTTATTCTGTATCTGAAAAGAATATAAAGTTCATAGAAACAAGAGAAGATTTTGTTAAGTACAAAAGATTAGATGAATTAAAACAGCAAATTGATTCTATAACTTTTTCTGTAAAGAAAGAAGATTGTCTTGACTTGCCGCCTAAAGTATACGAACAGATTTTCGTAGATATGAACGATGAGCAAGAAAAAGTATACAACAATCTTAGAGTAAAGTTACTTGCAGAATATGAAGGTAAAGAACTAAGTGTACAGAATAAAGTGGCATTGACTACAAGACTAATGCAGATTTGTGGTGGCTTCTTTCCAACTAAAGAAGTTTACGACAGAGACGAAAAGCAATATGTGCCATTTGTAGATGATGACCAATTGATAGTTCCAGATGGCTTTAAAGCATTGCTTAGAACAAGAGGTGAATTGATTGGTAAAACAAATGTTAAATTAGAAGCTTTAAAGGCAGACTTTGAAGAAGCTAGAACACCGATAATTCTATGGGCACAGTTTGTAGCAGAAATAGACTATCTTTATGATGAACTAAAGAAAGATTATAAATGCTGTAGATATTACGGTGCTACACCACAACGAGAAAGAGAACAAATTCTTGCAGAGTTTAAGATGGGAGGTTATGAAGTATTTATTGGTAATCCATCCACAGCAGCGTATGGTCTTAACTTGCAGAATGCTACATTGCAATATTATTTTTCTAACTCATTCAGAGTAGAAGATAGATTGCAGGCAGAGGACAGGTCACACAGAATAGGTGTTAAGGCAAGCTGTGTTTATAAAGATGTCATATGTAGAAATACAATCGATGAGAAAATTGCAAGAGCAATAATAACTGGTCGTGATATGAATGACTTCTTTAAAGCATCATCATTAAGAGATTTACTAACATAGGAGTTTAAAATGGCTGAGCCTACAAAAATGGTTGTGACAAGGCATCCTGCTCTTGTTGCGTATCTTATAAAGCATGGTTATGTAGCACGTGATGTAATACACACACCTTTTGCTACGATAAAAGATGTTAAGGGAAAGCACGTATTTGGTGTTCTACCTAATTGGCTTGCATGCCATGCAGAAAAGTTTACAGAGATGCAGTTGCGTCTACCAAAAGATAAACGAGCAGTAGAACTTACACTACAAGAGATTGAGTTCTACTTAGTTGGTTTAACAACTTACATAATAAGAGAGGTATCAAATGAGT